TATCATAAGTACTTAAACCATTTAATGAATCTAATTCTTCATTTCCAAATAAATCATTTAGACTGCTAGGCTCTCCAAAGAATACAACCTTATAAGCAAAGGGTTGATTGTTTTTCATTGATACGCCATCAAGTCTAATCTTTCCTGATCTAAATGGTACTTGGTTTATTTCTATTCTTGCAGATACTTGAAACCTTGCATCAAATCCATCTTGAATATTAAAATTATAATAGTGTTTAAATAGTTTGTTGTTTACTGAAGATGCTGGTAAATTAAAACTTTTAGAAAAAGGTGTAAAGACTTTGCTAATGTCAGATATGTTTTGAATTGAATCAGTAATGCTTATTGTCTCATCTTGAAATAAGTCAACTCTTGTATCTGAAATATATAGTTGTACTTCACGCTTCATTATACTATGTTATTAATAATGTCGTTTGATTGCTCTACCTCTAGTGTGTATTGAATTAGTCTGTCGTTTAATGATGTTTTAAATGTTAAGTCGCTTGATGTTACAACAACAGGATTATAAGTTACACCTCCGTAAGTAATCCAAACATACTCGCTTAATAAAATATCTTCCATTACTTCATTGTAAGCCTCGATCATATAGTTGGTGTTAAGTGTGTATTTAATATTTCCGTTTTTATTAAATATTTGTTTTTGATGGCTTGTAGTATCGTAAGTACTTGAGGAATAAGTAAATATGTTTCTTTTAAAATTATCTGATTTAGCAGTCATATTTTCAACTGACTTTAAAAAGAAATAATGTTCTTGTTGTACTCCATTTCTGTTTATAAATGTCATTCTTACAGGTGTGTATTTAGGATTACATATTCTTTCTATTGTCCAAGTATAGTTTCCTGATGCTGCTGCAACGCTTGTTGCTGAGGTGCTTATTGTAGCTTTGGTTGCAGTTCCTGAATTCATATCATAAGCAAAGGAGGCTGTGCTGTCTGGTAAGTATATTATTTGACTATTACCTGTGTTTGTTAATTCGTAGTCATCTGGATCAATGTCTTGATTTACTCCTGCTGTAAATAATGAATATCCATAAAATCCTGTATGTGTTACAGCACCTTGAGCTGTGGCAGTTCCTCCGCCATCTACTGCTGTATAAGTTGTAATGACATAAGAGATAGCTACTGAATCAAATGTAGTTGCACTATCAACCCAATAGTCTTTTGTTAAAGTTGCTATTTCAAAGACTGTTCTATTTGATGTTGCGTTTTTAAGAATTGTATATCTTAAACTACCATCTATGGTAAGTGCTATTTGAGCAGACAAATGTGAGCCAGTTGTTACAGTTACAAAGTAGGGACTTCTTAAAAATATATTAGCCATTATTCAAATATTATATTATCAACATCTATTGAAAATGCTCCTTGCAATTCTTCAGGTAAATTAGCAAATCCTGTTTCAAATGGCTTAGTAAAAAACATTGTTGGCTTTATACCATACTTAAATATGTTTTTAGCAACTGCATATTGTAAAGACTTTCTACTTAAAAATCTACCAGTCTTTTTATCTCTAGTACCTTCTAATCCTTTTCTGACTACCCATTGACTAAATGCTTTTGTTGGTGGCATCTTGTTAGTATATTTATAGGGTGTGTTATATTTTTTTTTAGTACCGCTTACCCCTTTGTCTTGATACTTTCCATATTCGTCCATTCCAATACTTAAGATTAAATTTCCTTCTACTTCTTGTAATTCGTAACTTAGACTGTTATATAAATCTTTAGAAACATTCATTTTCTTTTTAGTTAAATTAGTTCTCGCTTGTTGAACAACGTATTTACCAAATTTATTTAAAGCCTCTTTTGTTTCTTTTAGTTGCATAAGTTTATATCGTTTGCTATTAATACATTAAAGGTGCAAGTTACCCCTGCCATTTCATTTTCAAACCTTTCATAAAAAAACTCGCAAGAAGCATCTCCATCTAATTGGTATAAATCTAAATGTATTGATCCTTGTCTTAAAGCTCCAACTAGTCTATTGACTACAGCTAATTGAGTATTGATAACATCTTGTTCGTTATTGTTTCCTCTAAATATGTTTGTTGTTTCTTCTTTGCTAAGGTTTACTAAGTCCATTGATAAAACACTTATGTTAAAGTTTAAGACTTGTTCTTGGATTGTAACGTTGTTTATTATAATATGACTTAAAGGAAATATTGTTTGTTTAGATAAATCTATTTCTGTGATGTCGCCTGTTGTTACAGTGTTGACGTTTACATCAGCTAACAACTGTGTTTTAATTGTTTCTGTTATTTGATAATATCCTCTTACTCCTTGATTGCTCATTTTTTCATTTTGTTTTTAATCTGGTTACTTTCTAACTGTGATTTTTCTTTCATAAAACTCAAAGCATATAAACACTGATGAATATTTAATTTAGTGATATTTTTAATTCTCGTAATATCTCCTTGAGCGAGTCCTGAAAAAAGGCTTTGGTACCATCCCCATTTTCTACTAAAGTTAGCTGCTGCAGAATATCCTTGTTCTCCTCCTCCTGTAAATAATTCAGCATAGTTTTCGATAAGTCCATCCCTAAATGATAAAAAAAAAGTATCGAACTAAGTACAGCATTCATTGGCATATCTTTCATTATCTCATTATCATCAGCCTCGTATTCTTGTATTAAATATTTGTCTTTTGTTTTTCGTATAATTGGGCGATAAAGAACAGCCATAGCTCTATGCAAATTATTAGCATCTCCAATAAAAGTATCAAGATCAACATACTCGCCAAATGTCATATCTTCTAGGTTTGGTATAAAACCATACTTAACACCTTTCATAGTAAACTCTTTTACTAATTCTGGTTTTTCAGTAAACATTTCTGTTAATACTAAAGTAATGTCTTTAATGCTTTTAGCTTTAATTTTCATTATTGTATCGCCTCTTAGTCCTAAGAATATTTCTATCATTTTAATTGCTAAGAATGTTTCGTCAGTATTGTTTTCTTGTATCTTTAAATACTTTTGGTATTTATCTAAAGTTATTTCACTTAAAGAATCAGGTATATCTATTTTTACTTTCATACTTATATAACGAAGAAATAAAAAGTTTTAGAAACTATTGTATTATGTATTTACCTCTATTAGGGTTTTTAAGTTGGAAGCTTACAGCGTATCTTATTGCATCAATTAAATGATTAAATTTATCGATAGGTGTGTTAGACTTTTTCTCTAGCCAAGAATAGTTGTTTAGTTCTTTGACGAGGTTTATACTGTCTTCGCTTATTACTAAATCATAATCTTGTAATAATGATATACCATAGGTAACGCTTCCTTGTCCTTTTACACTTGGTTTAACATTACATCCTTTTGATCGTATCTCGCTAATAAGTCTTGGCTCTGCGCTATCTGCAACTATTAAACTGTCTTTTGCGTGTTGTATGTTTAAGCGTGTTATTTCGCTTGTTGTTAAGCTAGGTAAGTAATAACATTCTCTTAAGTAAATAAGTTTGTTAGAAGTATCTATATTAGTTTCTATTAATGTTGTAGGATCATTGCTAAATCCGTAATCTTGTCCAAATACTGATACTCCTATTTTTTTAAACTCTCCTATCTTCCAATTGTTAAAGATAACTCCCTCAGCTTTATTTAACCAGCCTCCAAGTATAGCGTGCTTGTATTTTAATGGACGTCTTATTTTAAGTTCTTCTATTTGCTTTAAAAATGATTTACTTAAGTTTTTAAGATTGTCTTCATATGTTGTATGTATGTAACTCGTATTATCTTTAGAAGTATTAATTCCCTCTTGTATTCCTTTATCTTCAAAGAATCTTTGATATATCCAATGTTCCTTAGTAGTAGGGTTTAATATAAGTATTATTCTATTTTGGTTTTTAGTTTCTCTTATTGTTAAGTCTATCTTGTCAAATGTTTCCTCGTCTGTTAATTCCTCAGCCTCATCTAGTACCCAAGTAGTAACGCCAGTAATAGATTTTAGATTTGCTGTTTGATCTCCTGATGAGGTTTTGATTCCTTTAAATACAATCTTGCTTCCTGATCTTATATTAATGATTTCATCTTTAGTAATGTGAAAGTCATCAAACTTATCTAAGAGTTCTATCTTCT